ATGGGCTATATTATTCAACAACGGATACAATCTAGCGCCTGATCTCTCTATTAACCTCAAGAATCCAGGAGACGCTGTGGCTATATCACCTATTGTAAGTAAAGTATCAGCCATAAGCTTATAGGGATAAAACCGCTCCTTCCTTTTTATCTCACTCTCTTCTGCCCCCTTTTTAACAGATTCTCCAAACGTGTCGTACATGGCTGTATCAAAAAGACTATTCAAGAGATCAACATCCTTATTTTTGCCTCCTTTTATATTATCATCCAATTTAAATATAGGAAGATTATTCATCCTCCTGAACTGATCCTCATCTATAAGACCCTGTTGAAAAGCGGATCTTGACGCATTTAGAATCTTATGCCTTTCCTTGCTTAATGCTCTTATCGCCTCTTGCTTGTCCACGACGCGTTTTCGTTGATCCTTATCATAAAACCATTTATCATCCCCAACAGGGCCTCCTTCGAATTTTATTGACGACACTCCTTTTATATTCAGCATCAACCCCGGTATCATATTAAGCACCAACTGTCTTTTCGCCTGTTCCTTACGCATACGCTCGACCTCCGCTATCTGCGCCTCTGATTGAGGATCATTCTTAATATTATTAGCGATGTCCTCTATAGCTTTCTTGTTGGCG